CTTCACACTTGGGAACTTTTCTTTTGCTTCGTTGAAGGGTAGGAAGTAGCGGTGTCCTATGAAACGGGAAGCAGCAAAGTCTTCTGCCTCAAAATCAACGACAACATCCCAAGGATGAACGGCGCGAATAGCAACCGAATCAATAACCTTTTCTCGGTCAAGCACGCCCATCTTAAAAAACGAATAAGGGTAAAGAAGTGCGTAGCGTAGTCCCTGCTCTACGATGTCAATCTTGTCGTAGAGAAAACGGTTGATCACAGCCTCAACGACTTCTGGGTCGCCTCTATTCTGCGCGTCAGCACCTACGGTCAGGGCTGGTGCCTTGGAATAAAGCGAAGCAATAAAGCCCTCTATGTAGGCATAGGCGTCCGCTGTCTCTACGGAAACAAAACTGTTTCTATTAAAAGCGTTGTCTCTTTCACTACCAAACATAGAGCACTTGTAGGCGCTCGTGTAGGCGGACATCCTTTCTCTTTGTCTGTCCCAGTATTCTCTATGCTGGGAGGTTAGGTAATAAAGTTCTTTTTGATTCAGTCCCATTTAGCGTCTCCTTTTTAGAGGGTGGTTTCTCATAAGTGGGTTTATTTGTTTTGTAGATCTTTGCTCTCGCTTGACTTGTTCCATCCACTTGTCGTAGTCTGTGCGAGGTGTAGAAACGCCTTGTAGGTGGTAGAGGGCAAGAGCATAAGAAATAACACGGTCGTCGTGGGAACCCGGTGGGTGCTTTGGAGCAAGACCTTTTGGATCTTTCACAAGGTTTCTCATTTCGGCATAAGTAGGTTGGTCTAAATAAGCAATAAGGTTTTCTTCCAAGTAGGTTCGCAAACAGTCGTAGAGCATCATCTTTGACTTTGCTGTGGTCGTAAATGATTTGTAGTTGCGCCAAGAGTTATTGTTTAGGATCTCTTGGAACTGGCCGCCACCGTGGTTATTCTCAAAAACTATTTGTGCATTAAACCTTTTGGCAAGGTTCATAGTTGCTATTGTGAAGTCGTGGATAGACATTTTATTAGACGACAGCACGGCAACTGGGGCACTTGTAAGTTTAGAAACAACAGTAGCAACCGAATAGTCGCCACCTACACCAGCAGCAAGATCAACTCCGCAAACATAAATGTCGCTGGTTTCTCTTTCGGTTATGACCTGAATAGGACTATTGCCTATTTCTACTATGTCTAAATGTTGGAAATGTTCTTCGGCAAAGTAGTTCTCTTCGCTTAACGAATAAGCCTCTTCAATAGTAAGAGGGAACTCACGGCGGAATAAACGCTCGTCTTTTATTTCACCGATCTTTCTACGACGCCAATAGACTTGCTCGGGTGTGAGCGAAAAGTCTTCCATTAGTTTTAGTTCGCCTGCGTCCCACTCTATTCCGCCCTTTGGTAGTTTCAGCGAGTATTGTGGGAAAGAAGTCCAAGGAAGAAAAATAACTTTCCACCTTTCGTCATAATGATTCGTTCTTGCGATGTTGTGTAGTGCGTCTCCGTAGTGGTTGGCTGTGCTTTCCAAAATGATCTTGCCGTCGTTGGTAGAAGCAATAAGCGAAGCCAAGAACTCTTCTGGGTGGTCGTAGAAAGCAAACTCGCTGGCGTGTGCGTGGTTGAAGGTGAAGCCTCGGTTATGTCCGTCGCCTTGTGCAGACACAGCAAGAATAGTGCTGTCCGTGCTGGGAAAGACCATCCGATCAACACGCTCGCTACAAGTTCTACGAAGAGGCTTTGGTAGATTATTTAAGAAACGCTTGTCTATTTTTAGAAGTTCTGTTGCGGAACCAAGTTTGTTAGAGCAGAGTGCCGAGTTTATGGAACGGTTGCTCGTGTAGGTTTCCCAAAATAAAGCAGCACGACACGCGGTCGTAATGCCGAGTTGTCGTGCTTTCACAATAGCGATGCGGTCTATTTCTGGGTCGGTGATTGCTTTGATTATTTGGATCTGCTCGTCCGTTAGAACATTACCAAAAGTCTTGTATTTGCCCTTCTTGTCTTTTATGCGAAGACGAGAGATAAACTCCACCGGATCGGAGAGCACTTTGTCTATGGCTGGATTCATTTATTAGTTTTTTTAGAAACCGAAACAAGCCAAGTGTCAAGGGCAGAGGAACCGTTGGCGTCTTCCAACTGTGTTCCTCGGTAAAGAACAAGCAAAGAAATAAGATCTTGCACCTTCGCGCTCTTCCAGTCTTCCTCATCAAACTTCTCTATGAGGGCGGAAATAATGTTTTCAAGCGTCTTGGTTATGTCTCCCTTCTTCATAGAAGAGACGGCGCGTTTTGCTTGTGTTGATTTCATTTGACCCTTCCGTTATTGACCCGACTAAAAGCCTGTTATTCTTGCGAGGCAGACTCGTCGTCAAGTTCAGTCGTAGAACCTTCACTAATAAAAAGGTTTGTCAAGTCTTCCTCTATTCTCTCAAATAGATCGTAGGGTGTAACCCTTTTGTGAAGTCCCATAAATAAACGGTAGGTTTTTAGACGGAGGGTCTCTCTTACAAAGTGGCGCTGCTTGTAGCGCCTTTGTCTTTCTGTTCCTGTGTTGTCTGTCTTTTTAGGCAAGCCAGTCTTCCAACCTTGTTTGTAGTTTGCTCTTTGCTCTTTTGTAAATGTTTTGGATTGTCTGGTGGGAGCAACCCATTTCTTTTGCGAGCACACGAAGCGATTTAGATTCTTCTGCTATTGAATAAAACACAGACCTTTCACGCTCGTTTAGGCACTCGTCTATTTCTTCACAAAGTTCTTCATAGCGTAGTCTGCTGTCTGGTTCTACTTGCGAAAGGTAAGGCTGGGTTTGGATCCAGTCCAAGTTTATTGGAACTGTTTTGATCCAGTCGTCATAAAAAGGTAGGGCATCTACCTCGTGCCATGACTGGCAAGCGTTCAGTCTGTCTGTGTGTGTCGCTCTATTCTGTCGCATAGTCTTTGAACCATAAGTCCTTTTCTTCATAACAAAACCTCCTATGAGTAGTTTAACTACTATGGAATAAATAGTCATAGAAAGTTTGTAAAGACTTCACTTCATAGACTTTTTTCCTTTACACTTCCAACGCTTACGGGAAAGGTTGTTGGGTGTGTTGGGATCGTTTTGTTTCTTCTTTGACAAGCGCTTCTTTATTCCATAAGAACGAGCGCAATAAGAATCGCCCTTTGGTGTTCCCGGCTTTACACGAGGGCCACCGCCTTTTGCTTTGCCAGCCTGTCCGTAGGAAACCTTTTTAGTTCTGCCGGTCTTTGGGTTCTTTACAACCTTGACCTTTGCTTTACCTTTTCTTGGCTTTGCCATAGCCTCCTCCTTTCTTCTTTGACTGGGAAGCCTTGATGGCGCGAAGCCTTTTGGTTGCCTCCTCCTTTGTCTTTGAATAACCTTTGGTGTTGTCTATTTTGTAGCCTTTCTTTGTTTTGCGAATAGGCATTATTTCTTTTTCCGTTTAGGTGCGAAACCACCTTTCTTCTTTTTCATCTTCTCGTAGGTCTTGGGATCTATGGTAGAACGGGACTTGGATCTGCTTGTCCCTGCTTTCTTCCGCTTGTTTATGTTTCTGTAAAGCGACATCACTTTCCTCCTTTGAGTTTGACGATGGAGTCAATAACGCCTTGGGAGCCGATGTAAATGGCCGAGAGAATAACCCAGTCTCCGCTGGTAAGGAAGCCGGCTGCTGCCAAAGCAGTAGCAGTAATCCAAACGAGCAACTTGCGAGAGACGATTTTAGAAAGTCCTTTGTCAATAGCATTTCTCATTTTTCCTCCTGCTCTAACAACTCGCGGTATTGCTCCGCGCCAAGCAGGTCATCAATAGTAGTTTCCACATCACCGTATTCCAAAGCCGCTGCGCCAGACCTTTCGTCAAGGTCAGCCTCTCGGGCTGCGGCTCTTTCACCCATTAGGGCGTCATAAGCCTTCTGTGCTTCGGCACTTTCTTCCATTTGCGCGTCAATAGTTTCAGGCCCAACAAGAGCCTCCATAAGCGCGGTAAATAAAGACCTTGGAATAGAAACCATTTCTTCTTTGTTTTCGTCAGCCATTAGTTATTTCCTTTTTAGAACGGGTTGCTTGGTGGGAAAACCAAACGATAATAAATGGTTACATCAACATCACCAGCAAAGGACAAAGCGAGGTTTGCGTCTGCTGCAATAGTAGTTGTTTGCGAACCAGACACGGCACCATTTATGCGAGCAGGCGTGGTGGGATCATCAAAAACATAAATGTCTGGGAAGCCAGCAACAGCAGAGGTGTCGGAGGCGTCATCTGCTAATAGCATGTGTGTTTGGTAGGCGTAGCCGGCAGAGTGCGTAAAGCCTGTCTGTGAAGTGAAAGTGTAGGTGCCGTAGGCCAAACGATTTTGGGTGTTGTATTTGAAACCAGAGAAGATCCCCTGTGTGGTGCCGTCCCAAGTTCCGGCATAAAACAGTTCGTTTTGAGCGTTGGGGATGTTTGTCCCAAACTGAAAATAAAACTGAACACCAACAACATCACCGTCGCCAGCGCTCACCACCGCTCCCGTTGCTGGGTTTTTAAGAGCAAAACGATAAACACAACCGTCATCTGGGTTGTCCAAGTTCGTGCCTACTCTCGCACTACCTCTAAACTGAAACTCTGCGCCGGACATAGTTTTGCTTGTTTCCAAAGCATAAGGATCGGAAGTAGAAAGGATGTCGCTTGTTGTTAGAAGAGACCAAGCGGAGGTGTCAGCCGAGCCGTCCGTGGCTGGGCCAGATGCCACAGCATCACTTATGACTCTGCCGCAACTGATCTTTGTTGCCGGCATTAGTCCTGCTCCTGTGAATAGAATAGTTCAAACGAATCAACAGTTAGAGATCCGTTGTCCGTTTTCCAAAAAACATAAAAGGTTACTTCGCTTCCGCTTGTGTCAATAAACGGAAGATCAAAAGCATAAGAAGCAAGACCCTTTGTGTTTGTAGTCTTGCCGAGAGCAAGCGTGTCCTCTGTGTCTGGGTAGAGAAGAACATCGCCGGCTGCGTCGGTGCTAATAGCCATAGTCAGTTTTGTTGCGAGGTTAATAGAGGACACACGAGCGACCGCATAAAGCGGGACGATCTTTGTGGTCGCCTTTGAACCATAAAGAGGGATCGCAACTGAACCCTTCTTGGCTGTTTGGAAAGAACTCTGCACGCTCGTTGATGCCGAAACATCAAACGAAACGCTTCTCAAAAGTTTCTGGGATGTGGTCTGTGCCATTATGAAAGTCTCCTAATAAATAAAAGTTTTGTCTATTCGCTAATAAGGCTGTTTTCTATTCTGTAAAGCATCTGTTTCATAGAGGCTACATTTTCCTCAATCCTTATTAGACGGTAGTTCATTTCGCTTACCTCGTCCTGCGTCTCCGCAAGTTCAACCTCTACATGATGCTCTGCTTTTTCCAAGTCTGCTAAACGGTAGGTAGTAGAAAAGTAGAAACCTGTGGAAGCCATAAGCATCCCAAAAAGGATAGAAATGTCTTTCAGGTTTATTGCGCCAAAAGTAAGTTGCATTATTCAAGTTCCTCTTTTATTGCTCGCTCTATGCGAGGCTGAATAGTAAGTTCGGTTGGTGCTTCCTCAACCTTGTAGATGCCTATGCCTTCCGCAAAAGCGGAGAAGGCTGGGGGAATGCCGACTGCTTCGGCAGGCAAGACAGACTGTTCTTTTTCACCCGGCTCAAAGCGTCCAACTTCTTCAATAAAAGAAGGTGTAAAAATGCTGCCGACTTCTCGTGCGTTTCTATCCAAGCCAATAAGTAGCATAAGGTTTCTGGCTTGGTAGAAGTTCTTTCTTGCTTGGTCGTTGTCTGGGTTGAT